GTTTTATTTGATATTTGATTATTAACAGTATCAAAATGAATATAATTAATTTGAGTAAGATTAGGTATAGTTAAACTATCACCACTAGTTTTAACAACTTTGATACCTTTATTATAATAACTATATGAACTTCCTGTGGGTTCTATTCTAAATATGTTACCACTAACACTAATTCTACTATCAGTTCTATTGACAAATCCTTGAGGCTGTTGACTGTCAACGTGAACTAAGTTTGTAGAAGCAACGGTATAAACGCCGCTATTATTAGTAATATTAATATCATAACCAGCAAGAATATTTTTAACTGGTAATAAACCACTAACGGAAGAATTAAAATCTGTTATATTAGAGCTAGTATGAGTGTGGGAACTTGCTGCATAATTACCAGAGGGTTGCTTTCCATCAAGCGCAGTTTGGAGGTTAGTAATATCAGATATAGTGTGAGTATGACCATTAGCACTAACATCCACGTTATTAACTTTTAATGAAGTGAAGTTTCCGCTGGGGCTACTAATACTTCCAGTAAATGTTGCACCACTTAGATTAGCTTTTCCAGCAAGATTATTTGTGACGGTGGTAGAGAAATTAGCATCATTACCTAAAGCAGTTGCTAATTCGTTGAGAGTATCTAGTGCAGTTGGAGCAGAAGCCACTAAATTACTTATTTCTGTGCGAACAAATGCTGTACTAGCAATTTGAGTACTATTAGTTCCAGCAGTTGCTGTTGGAGTTAATGGAACTCCGCTGAACGATGGACTACTTAATGGGGCATATATGCCATTCACTAGCCCACTTACACTACTATTGAAATCTGTAATATTGCTAGACGCATGAGTGTGAGAACTAAGTGCGTAATTTCCAGAAGGTTGTTTATTGTCAAGAGTTGTTTGAAGTGACGTAATATCAGCTATATTGTGAGTATGTCCACTAACAGAAACATCGACATTAGATACTTTTAAAGATGTAAAACTACCACTTGGTCCACTAATGATACCAGTAAAAACAGCCCCAGTGAGAGGAGCATAAATTCCACTAGTTAAAGTATTTACTCTAGAATCTACTTGAGTTTGAGTTAAACCAAATGTTCCAGTAGTAGATATTGTATAATTAGAACCAACGCCAGATATACCAATACCACTACCAGCGGTTAATAATGTTATTGGTAATAATCCACTAACACTACTATTGAAATCAGTTATGCTTGAGGAGGTATGAGTATGGCCGCTAACAGAAACATCAATACCACCAAGTTTAAGAGATTGAAAAGTGCCACTATTAAATATGACTGTACTAGTAAAAGTTTTTTGTCCAACAATGATTTGACTTCCAGCGGTCATAACAAAGTCTGCATCAACACCAGCCTCTGGAAGATAGTAAACTCTATCAGTATAAAGATTATTTGTTGGAGTAATAGTTACAGTATTATTAAATAATGTTCCTGTATTACCTTTTAAAATAATATCTTTACGATTTATTCCTATTGCACCAGTTGTTATCTTTATTCCAGTTCCACTGAAAGTTTTAGCACCAGAGAGAGTTTGTTCACCAGTTGTTCTTACAACGGTAGAATCGACAGCAATATTGTCAGTACTTACAACTAAACCGTCGCCCTGTCCAATGTCAAAGCTTCTATTAGCTGATAAATTACCGCCACCAATTAAGCCGCTACCAGCAGAAAAATTTACGCCAGTTAACGCAATGTTTTGAACATTATTTATAGCAAGGTCTGATTTGAATTGTGAAGGTGTTCTAGTATGAATATTACGGGCAAATGTAGATGGATCAGATATAAATACCGGAAAATGAGAAGCTCCAATATTTGAGGCTTCAGATCTAGTTGCTAAATAGCCAGATATTATAACATTATCATTAAATACTTTGATTCCACTTATTGATTGATTACCAAATGTTCTAACTATAGTGTTGCCGCTAGTTAAATTTTCAATTAAGTATCCACTACCCACCCTGCTGACGGGAAGAATTCCGCTAGTAAATAATATAGGGTAGCCACTGGGAGTGTCAAATGTAATAAAGTTATCAGAAGATTTTATCTCTATGATAATATCATGATCTTTGAGAACATCAAGATTAACTACATTTTCAGTAACTTCTATAGTGTAGTTGCTCATTTAGCACTCCATTTGGGTAGAATTTTTGCTATTTCTTTTTATGATTGTTATAAGGCCAAATAATACTCTTGTAGTATACCGACCGCCGTTAGTATAGAAGATATCATTTGATTCTAACTCAAAATCATATTTTGCTGTTTTGAATGCAAAGTTATTAGTAGTAGAAGCTGGTAACATAAGAGTTATCTTACCATTGACTCCATCTATAGACATTTGGTAGTCTGAATTAGAATTTCCAGAAGTGTAAGTTATTGTTTGATTATCACTGGTCGTAATTAAAATCCTAGCGCACCAATCAGTAATATTAATTGCTGTGCCTGCATTATTTTTATAAATGAATGTCAAGTTATAAGAAGAACCCTGTTCAACATCAAAATCATATTTTGCAGCTGCCATTTTATTCTTCCATTTCTGCTAATTGTGATTGGATATATAAACTTATAACACGCATTCTATACTTATCTATATTCATTGACTCTGGATTAATGCTTTCTTCTTGTAGAACGCTAGCAAATGCCATAGGGGTTTTTCTATTCTCACTAAGTATATCTCTTATTGAAGTAGCATTTACTTCAGACATTATATCTACATTAGTTAGAACATCTACTTTTAATTTTTCAAGTTCTTTTACTTCTGACTTTGTTAGCTGCCTTAAATTCTTTTTAGATTTAGAATTTAGATATGCGTCAGTAAGAACATCTGAGATTTCTTTCCAACTTTCTTCTGCCCAATATACAAACTCAGCTACTCCCGGTTTCTTCTTTGGTGTTGCCACTCTCTGTTTTCTTGGTCCAGTATCTTGCTTAAAAAGTGGTCGCCCGTTTGGATTACTAGGTTTAGGAGCATTTGGAAGACCTCCACCCGGTGCTGGTGGTTTTGGCATCAATATATCTTTAGGAACACTTGTTTTTAAACCAACATCCTGTGGATTAACTTTTCCAGCTTGTAGTGCAATCTTTTCAAGATCCATTTTATGATTAGCGTTATGAAATGGGCTAGCTTTATCTGGAGTATCTTCGCCCTGCCTATCTTCAAATTCTCTTTGTAGTCTAATCTTTTCGATCTGAGGAATCTCCTTAAATCTTTCAAGCACGGTTTCTTGGCTGATGATATCTCTATCTACAAGTTGTAGTAGAAGTGCTTTCTCTGCGGCCTCATCGGATAAAGTCATTTGATCAAATTGAATATAAGCTTTGTATCTAAAACCCATAGCCTGTCTGACCATTTCAATTTCTTTTTCCCAAAATCTAGTTAGCTGATCTCTACCGTATTGAAGTCTTTCTACTAGAGTCTTGAGCGAGATAAAGTTATTAGTAAAACCACCACCACCAGTAGCCATACCAGTTAATGTCGGTGGAACACCTAATCCAGCATATATACTGTTAAGTACTGAAGTATATTTTTCAGAACCAAGGAATTTGTATACTTCGCTGCTAGATTCTTTGAAGGATAGTTCTGGCCCCCAAACTAGTTCCATCGTGCCGCCACCAACATTACTGGCTAGAATATCTCGCAACTTGTTAATAGCTGTTTTGTTTGGTAAAATTTTATGTTCAAGATTGCCAAGTGTCCATAAACGAATATTAGAAATAGCACCATCCAAAGCGGACATATCTGCTAATCTCATTTTTTCTAACATAATAATATCATCTAAGATAGCATAGATCATGGGATTTGCCCACATCTGCCAATCATCTTTCTTATAGTGAAAAACGCAAAGTCTTTCTGAATCAAGTGGGATTCTTTTTTCTTTGTTTAGCAATGCCTTCTTAATATCAGTTGGCAAGCTATCAAGAACATCGTTGGGAAGTGAGCCTGACTGAAAAGTATCTAAGAATGTTCCAGCACTCAAGGTATAATTTGAGATACCCATGAACAGTGCTAACTTACCATCTTTTAACTCTACACTAAGAGGACTAAAGAAGTTATATCTCCAAGGAATCTGATTCTGCTTAATGTTTGGAGTTTCAACCTTAATATCCTTTGCTAGAGACTTCATGTACTTTTCAAGCTCTGGAGTCACATTGGCATAACTGCGATACATAATCACATTGCCAGTTTTATAAAGATTATTTAAGAATCTTTCTGATCTTTCTTTCCCATTTACACTCTTAAACCATTGCTGGTAAAATTTTTCAACTGTTTTATTAGGGTGTACAATGCTTATACCCTGACTGCCAAAGTCACCCATCAAGTCAATAATATTTCGTATAATGCCAACTTTATCGTAAGCGTCCATACACATCTTAATAATGCGTCGTTGTTGAGTGGGTACAGACTCGGTTTGTCTAAATGCGTAATAATCAAGTTTATTAAAACCGGGTCTTACTGACCTATTTGGCTCAATGTCTATAAAGGTTCTATAAGCATCGCTACCAGTAGATTTATTTAAGCCAGAATAAGAGTTGATATTGTCGGACAACCTCTCCATAGCATTAGATTTGCTAGAAAAATTGTCATCTGACCAAGTTATCATGTCTTCTTCACTCATAATTTTTCCTTAATTGGAATGTAATCGGAATGCTACTTTTTAATACACATCTTTCATGTTATCAGAGAACCAACTGGGGCCAATATATAGCTTTTCGTCTTCTTTTGCTGGAACATGACCACCAGTAGCAAAACCGCCATAAAACTGATAGGTTTCTGGGGTTGGAGTCCTGTGTATTATTCTACCAGCCATATTAGCCATTAAGAGTGCAGAATATCTATCTTTTCTCATTTTACTTTTTCTACCAGTTCCAACTATAACCTCTGGAGTGTCCCACCTGTCTCTACCATTAGATGTTTGGGTCATCTGGATCATAGATAATTCATCCTTAAGTTCTTCTATATCCATGACGCACTCTTCTAAAGTGTCAAACATTCTGCTTTTTAAACCATCTTCAGAATTTGACAATCCAAGTGTTATAGAGTCAAAGAATGGAAATAACAGAACCTTATCTTCAAAATCTTTTCTCATACCGTGATTAGCTTCTGCTAACCAATCATATCTGGCAAATTGACACATTTCTAATATGTGCAACCCTCTTTCTCCGTCTGTATCTTTGGGTTTATCGTCATCAATTGTAGGCCAGATAGGCATTTCATCATCTTTAATTTTATCTTTATCGTGTAGTGATTCCATAATTGCAACACCGCCACCTTGAGCATCCATAGCAATATGAACACATGGGAAGAGTCTCATCAAATCTCTAATTTTTCTCGCACAATATGCATAGAAATCTGACTCTTTAGCATATCCCTTCTTCACTTTTTCTTTGTGTTCTTGCCTCGTTGTGGTCCAGCAATGAACTATTTTTCTATGATCTCCACTAATTTCTAGAACTACAATACTAAAATTGTCTACTTCAGATGCGGGGTCAACGCCAAAAACATATCTTTTATTTGTATCGCCAATTAGACAAGCTTCAAACTTTATAATGTCACCTCTAGAGTCCATGACAGGGTTATCATTACTACCAACAACACACGACTCTATTAATGATCTTTTGAAGAACCCCTGACTGTCTCTAGTAAAGCAAGCCCCGTATTCCATCTGATATATACCAGCGTGTACTGTAGCCTTAGACCTTGCTACTTGATCAGCGTCCATGAAACCCACTGGCAATAGTTCGTATGGCATTCTTATTATAGAATATTGACGCCAATCAAAAGTATCTGGGGGTTGTTCTCCACCAAATACTTCAGTCAGTTTAGCTCTATTACCACGGCTTTTTATAATAGCCTTCCACTTTTTCCAATATGTAGCAAAATGATTAAAATCATAATAAGCAGTACCAGAAAGAATAATTTGATTATCTTTTATCTCTGTATTCTCTTCTTCAGTTTCTATTTCTATTCCAAGCTCTGCCGCCTTCTTTTTTGCGGATATTCTCTTAACATTTTGCACAGGATCAGCACTAACAGCAGCAAAGCCCGCGACTACATTTTCAAATATATCCCTAGGAATAGAAGCAAACTCGTCTGCAATAATATCATTAGCACGTTGACCTCTAATCTTTTGACCGTCACCTAGTGGTAAACATGTTATAACGCTTTCATTAATTCTCATTGTACATCTATCAACATCTCGCGTTGGGCCGCTATTCCCATCGCACATATCTCTTAACATGGGAGCATTACGCCATATAGTTTCCATGTATTCAAACAAAACCTTGGATTGTCTAAATGCAGCACCAACTATAACAATCTTTCGCTTGGGCATTAACATTGCCCTCAATATAGAATATAGCGACAACTGGAATGATTTACCAAGACCTCGACTGCCAACAAGCATTGGGAACTTTCTATTCCAAAGTTCGTTGATAATAAGAGACTGAGATGGCAGAAGTTGTATATTCAATATCTGGTGGCATAAGAATGGCAAATACTCGGATCTACTCATTAGCCAAGAAAGCTTGAGATGAAAATCATCATCTGATGGATTGAGAATAGACATAGGATTAAAAATGTCAGCTTCAATGACATCTAAACCTAGCCAAGCCTCATCTATTATTTTGAGGTTATCTTTTTTCATTCTGTGAAATGCCAGTTTCGTAATATAGAATCAGCGAAACCGTAATAAACAGCTTCCTCTGCACTAAGATACCAATCTCCAGATTTCAGTTTCCTAATTAGATATTGGCGAACTTGTTTCACGCTTGGCTTCTTTCCAAATTTTTCATAGAAGAACTTGCCCTCGACACATCTTCCAGCATAAATATTAAACATTGTATCCGCAGTTTTTCTTTCGTAGTCTGCTTGATTCATAGCACTCAAATAATCTGTACCAATAAGAGTTGAGCCATAATGAGACATAAAGTGGGCATTTGGAGTCATATAGCGATAATCTGCCGCTTGCATAAAAATACTACTCATAGACTCAGCCTGACCATAAATGATAATTGTCACATATGATCTACACATCTGTATAGCATCATAAATAGCCATGCCATCTGTCCACTCACCGCCAATACTGTGGCAATGTATAGTAATGTTAGCATTACTTCTCATATCTAATGCCCTTAAGTTTTTAATAAAGGTATTAGACATCCTATATTCAACGCCGGGGTTTTGGTTATCTTCAGCGTGATAATGATTGTGAAGGAATATTTCCCTTGTGGCAATATTAGCTCCATAGTCATGAAAATCTTTCAATAGTTCTGGTTCCATCATTTCTTCCTCCCTATTGTGTACATTTCATTTACTCTTTTTAATATACTACTGACCGCAAGAAAAGCATTATATTTATTACCACAAAATAATATTTGAACGTTGTTATATAGCTGAAATTCAAACAAACATTTTAACATATATTTACCAGTAATCTTCAAAGCTCCCTTGTTCTTAACTGGTATTCTTGTTTCGTCAGGGAACTTGATGAGGTCTTCTAAAGAAAATTCTAAGACAATAAATTTATGAGGAAATGGAGTCATTCGCTCTACTTCAGCTAAGAATGCGTGTTTCTTTTGTCCTAGATTAACTGCTAGTTCCTCAACGCAACCCTTTCTTTCTATACATATTTTGTCTTCCATTCCAAGTATGGAATAATCACCAGTATCCAGCTTTTGATCTATCATTCCAGCGCAAGTATTGAACTCGCTAAAAAAATAGCCGTCCTGCTCTCTGGTATCTTTTATAACAGTGAATGGTGGAGCAACTTTATACGTCATCGACTATAATCCTAAATAATGATTCGTATTGGTGTTCATAACCCTTTATTGAGTCATGGCACTTTCTACATAATGTTATACCATTTGAAACGTCATATCTTAATGCACTAGCTCTAGACCACTTTTTAATATGGTGTACTTGTAAAGACAGTTTTTTTCCGCATCCCGGCATCATACACTTTCTCTTATCTCTATTTAATACAGATTTTCTGAAGCTTTCGTAGGCTGGATCGTCATAGTTTCTTTTCATAATTCGTATATTTTATCTATTCTGGATTTTCTTCTAATTTCTATACAAGCTATTCTCATCTCTATTGAAGGATTTTGCTTCATGATAATTTTTATGAGATCGTTTAACACTACAAAACATGCATCATCTGGGTCATCTGCGTTTACGAATATAGTAGGAAATGGGCTATTATATGATTTAAGAAATAAATGTCTTATTCTGCTAAACACATTTGATATGTCGAGCATTATTCTGTAGGTTTTCATTAATTTTCTCTTCTATCATAAGCTTAATAAGACTATTTAAGTCATATTTTGGTTTCCATCCCAGTTTAGCTTTAGCCTTGGTTGATCTACCTCTTAAGTAATCTACCTCTGCCGGTCTGTAGAATTTAGGATCTATTCCAACATAATTACTCCAATCATAAATACCAAAATAACCAAAAGCGGCGTCTAGTAAGTCACGAATAGAATAGGTATTCTCTGTACATATAACATAGTCATCTGGTTCATCTTGCTGTAACATCATCCACATCGCCTCTACATAATCCCCAGCATATCCCCAATCTCTGTAAGCGTCTAAATTGCCTAGCATTAACTTAGGAAAAGTCACATCATTATATACAATATTATTGTCTGAAGATTGAATATATTCAGTACTGGTAATATTAGTGTCATGTATCCAATCTACGAAAGAGACTACCCAATTTACTACCTTTTTAGTAACAAAGTTATCTCCACGCCTTGGACCTTCGTGGTTAAATAGTATGCCACAACTACAGTGTATTCCGTAAGCCTGACGATATAAACCAACGGCGTAATGGGAAGCGCACTTTGCTACAGCATATGGGGACTGTGGTAAAAACCTAGTATTTTCATCTTGGTATTTAGTTCCATCCCTGTCAATATCGTAAGCTTTACCAAACATCTCGCTGGAGGAGGCTTGATAAAACCTACTGCCCAACATCTCCAAATCTACCATAGTCTGCAATATATTTAAGCACCCTTTGCCAGTTATA